CAGGTGTCGTAGAGGCTAAGAAACATGCTTATTTGCAAGAAATCCATAAACGTCGTGGAGTTCTTCCTGAACTTTTTAAATCCGTAAGAGATAAACACGTACAATATGCATGTGGGCTTTTCGCTTCTTTATCTGTTATCTACGCAGTCGTTAAGATTGTTAAGGCATTACGAGTTTCCTTGTCTATGCAGGGCTCATTACAGCCTAGATGTATTTCTGATATTCAACAACGGGATGAAGAAACTAACCCATGGGCGCCAGCAACGCAAGTACCAACAACTGCGTCAAAATATTTCGCTACCAATGATATGGCTCGTGATCGTATTGCTAAATCACTTGGACAGAGTGTCATAGGAAATCAATTTTCTGGTGCTATCGCTGTAACTACCGGTGTATTAGGTATACCGTTTCATTTTTTGCCTTCTGAAACTACTAATGCTTCATTTAATTTAAATGGACGTATTATTAAATTTATACTTAATCCGGAATTGGCGGTTCGTATTGGAAACGCCGATATGGCTCTTATTTTTGTTCCCAATACAGGACCTTTGCGTGACATTGTTCCTTTCTTTAATACTACCAACATCACAAATCCCACGCAGGCAACAGTTGTGGGATTACGTCAAGATCGTACTATGTTTGATTCTCGCATCATGTGGCAACTTACTCCTGGCGTTTCCAATGGTCCCTATGTATTTAATGGGGCTTATTACAACTTAACCGGTATGGAAACTTTTCCAGGAATGTGTATGTCCGCCATTATTTCTGAAACTAGTAGAAAGACAATTTTAGGATTTCACATTGGTGGGGTAACAGGTACTTCAAAAGGATGTGGACTCTCCATCCTTCAAACTGACTTGACATTTGCTTTGGAAGCTTTATTCGCTAAAAGTAAGACTTTTGTACGCGGACCACAAGCCTCTGAACTTGAAGATGTTGTGGCTGGTAAGAAAATCGTCATTTCTACTGAGGTTCATAAGAAATGTCCAACCAATTGGCTTAAACCTGATGCTGCTGTTGAGGTTTATGGTTCCGTAACTCGGTCCAATGCGTTTGAATCGTCTGTCATTCCTACACCTATATCTCCCATTGTAGAGGAGGTGTGTGGTGTTCCCAATATATATGGTCCTCCTAAGTTTAAACAACCTGTTGTACGTGAAGATGGACATATAGACAATCAATTGTGGAAACCATGGTATGCATCATTGTCCACCTGTTCCCAACCTTCTATTGGTTTTGATCCGGCAGATGTGGATTGGGCTATGCACGATTATCTCTTTCAACTTAAAGAGGTATTTGGTGAACAAAAAGAGTTATGGGACAATGATTTACGTCCACTCTCCAATGTTGAAATTGTATCTGGAGTTGATGGCAAGAGATTCATTGATAGTATGAATTCTAGCACATCTATGGGTTATCCCATCGGAGGTCCTAAGACCAATTACCTTATTGATCTAGACCCTACGCCGTCCAATGCATGTCCTCGTACCTTTAAGCCCGAGATATGGGCTTTAGTTGAAGAACTAAATGAGAAAGCCAAATCTGGTGTTTTTCTTAATCAGATTTTCGGCGCGTCCCTTAAGGATGAGCCAACTAAGGTCACCAAAGAGAAAGTGCGTGTATTTCAAGCCGCACCTATTGCTCTCCAAATTCTCATTCGTAAATATTTTCTTCCTGTTGCTCGATTTCTCTCAATAAATCCATTATTGTCTGAATGTGCTGTAGGAATTAATAGTCATGGGCCTGAATGGCATGAACTTTCTGAACACATGGCAAAGTTTGGAGATGAAAGAATTATTGCTGGTGATTTTGCAACTTATGATCTTCGCATGCCTGAACAACTAACACTTACTGCTTTTGCAGTAATGATGGAGATTGCACAATGGAGCGGTAATTACACTCCAAC